TATCTGTGTGCTTGGCTACTTCATATTTATCTTGAAGTCCTAAAGTGTCTAATACTATATTTATGGATTCAATTAAATCATGCTCATTTTGATGGTAGGCTCCTCCAGAGTCGCCGCCATCACATACAGCCTCTTCAATTAAAAGGTTTAATGCTTTAACAATAACTTCATCATCCATTTTAATACTTCCTTTCATTTTTCTATATATATATTATAGCATAATTTTAGGAATTTGTCAAATTAAAATATCAACCCCATTGTTCAGCCATAGCCTCTGCTATTCCAATAAAAGTCTTACTTCTTTCTCGACTATCGCCCTTACCAGTATGCTGATGCCAAAGAGTATCAGTTCTGGTCGCGCCGTCCTTTGTCTTATAGGTTATAAGTTCTGGCTCAACAATGTTAGTTGGCTTTAAATTTGGAAGTCCCTTAATCCATAATCCAGTCTTCTTTCTTGTGGGTTCTCCATATTCATAAGGCTGAACATACTGGGTTGGTTTGCGCGGGAGTCCATATTTTTCTGCAATATCAGGAAACCACTTCGGACAATAATCTCCACTAAGGATATTAACAGGATTCTCAATTACCACCTTATCACAATCAGCATCAAAGAACTTACAGAAAAACTCTAAGCCTTCTCTCTGGCGTCCATCCTCTCTCTTCTTCGCAAAGGAGGGTGCGCCAGATACAGCTAAATGTGTGCAAGGTGGAAAGGCAATAATCATATCCCACTTAGGTACTTCATGGAACTTGCCGTCCATTGTGACGAAGCTTATCCCTGGGTTATACTCAATAGAGTGGTCTCCATTGTTAGTGGGATTAAGTATAAGAAGTACATCTTCCTTGATGTGCCACTCTGGGTGACCGCCACTTGGGTCAATAATATCGCATGAATAGGCTTCATGGCCGCGCGCTCTGAACGCACTACATACTCGTTGAGATTCTTCGCAGGCAACTAATACTCTCATTTTTATTCTCCTCTTACTGGGATGGTACGATGACCACCACCGATATTAGCTTGGATAATTTCTTGGTCTACATATCGTACTTCAAACTCAAGCTGGCCGCGATACAAGCAATCCAATAACCACCTTATATCATAATAGCTTTCAGCAGTAACGAATATATGACACGGCTTACATTCCATACGATATAATTCTTTATCAAGATAAGGAACTTTCTTGAGTTCTATTGTTTTATTACAATAAGGGCAATTTATCTTAGAAATCACTTACTTTATCCTCCTTTATTTGATATTGTTCGATAAAAATCTGAGGAGTAACAGTTCCCATCCAAACATTAAGATTAGCTTTACCTACTACTTCCATTTTTATTTCATCATATTGTTCAAGTTCTTCAATCATATCTTTCGCAAAGAATTTCATATATGCAATTCCATTCTTAACGATTTTTATTGTATCTTTATTTTTTCCCATAATCTGAACATCATTACGGGAGAAGTGAAGGTCTTTAACATAGATAAATGGTTCATCATTTCTCTGTGACCAAACACCTTTATAACTTGCAATATCTTCAATCAAATCAGCTAAATCATCATTAAAAGCCTGACGCTCAAAGTTTACTTCATAATAATCTTCACAAAGATTATATTTCTTTAATTCTTCATTAGCCTTTTCGTGAAGTTTACTTAAATCTTCATTTCTAATACTACAACCGGCCGCATTATCGTGTCCCTGTACGTATTCAAAGAGTCCTGTTGAATCGAGATAATCCTTGAATGAGGTCAATTCTGAATTTGAAAGTCCACGAATTGAACCTCTAATCATTCCTTCGTCATTAAGTCTTGCAACAATGGTCGGGCGCTTATAACGCTGGCTGAGAATCATAGCTACAAGTCCATTCAACTCACTTGGAAACTTATCATCATCATCAAGTCTTACAAACAAAATCTGGTTCTCTAACAAGTCATGCTTAAAGATTTTCTGTTCAAGGCGCGCGACAGCTTCATCCTTAAACTTATTCTGATGGGCGCGAGCATTAGTACATTCTCTTGCAGATTCAATAGCTGCCTTTTCAAGAGTTCCCTTTGCGCCTCTCTTCAAGCAAGGAATCATTCTTTCTCCGTCAAGGAATGCAATCAACATTCTCTCTTTTTCTGCTTGTGAACCTACACGAACCATAGCGTTAATGAGAGGAACTACATAGAACGCAACAGAAATAGGATTCAACGCATCCATTAACTCTTTATCAGTTGGTTCTACCTTACCAGTAATTGAATAAGCCTGCTTACGAGCTAATGAAAGGAAGAAGAAGTTTTTTACATTTGAAAAACCTTTTCTCCAAAAATACTGGTTTTCAATTTCAAGACCACTCATCATATCAGCGCAGATACCGAGGGCCGCGAGGTCAATATATTTACTTGCACTATCTCTTCCAAATCTTTCATCAAGAGCGCGACAAAACTGGTAGACAACACCAGCGCCAGAAAGGTTCTTGTTTTTATATTTAGGTGAAGACTGATTATTGATAACCGTCATATTAGACGCAAAATCTTTTTCTACAATATGGTGGTCAAGTACAAGAATCGGGCAGTTAATACGCTCTGCATATTCCTTGTCGTTACTACCAGCATCAGGAATAATCAAGAGGTCAAAATTCTCATTTGCAATTTCTTCCCAATGCTCTTCAAGACCGTGCGCCTTACCGTCATGGAGATACCATTTAATATCTAAATTCAAGAACTCAAGAAGGTACTGACCAATAATAGTGGCACTAGTGAATCCATCTACATCGCAGTCTACGATGATACCAATTCTTGCCTCGGGCGCCAAGTTAGCGATAAGGTCTACGCCCTTTTCGATATTCTCCAAATCTCTCCAATCTTGGAGACAGGATTCGTCGGGGTTGAGGAACTTTTCTACATCTTCGATACCTCTTTCACGAAGAAGGTTCTTTCCATAGTCTGAGCTAATGGGACTGTTAATTAATTTTACTTTCATTATCTTACTTCTACTCTCCTTTTATAAAGTTTCATAAATATTTCTTCACCACAATCGAAAGGACTTGCCTTCATCGGCGTAATCTTTTCTCTATCATATATAAAACTCATTTTACAATAAGCTGTATATTTCTTACACATATTATATAATTTGTTAAAATACTTATCTGAACCGTCAAGTTCTTCTCTATCATAACAAATTACAATTTCTCGTGGCGCACAAGTTCTAATCAATAAATCAATCTGATATTTATTCAAATTACTTCCACAAGACGCCACCGTACAATTTGGGAATGAAAACGACTCCGCTTGCAATACTGACTTTTCTGCCTCTGGGATAAATGCAATTCCCATTTTTCTTATATTTTCCTTATTAACATTTAACCCATAAAGATTAAACATCAACGGATGACTATAACATTTACCCTCAATCCATACTGGCGCATATTTACCAACTTGTTCTACTTCCTGTGGATTGAGCGCGCGCCCTCTAATTCCAACTAACCTATTATCCACATCAAAATGAGGTATAATAATTTTATTTTGAGATACGGAAAATCTAATATCAAACTTATCCATAGCCTCTTTTGTGATTGAATCTTTTAACCACTCAACTGGATAATACTTTGTATAGACATCCAAAAGCCCAGGCGGATAAGCCGGAAGAGTACGGCGCACTTTTTGCGCGCCATACTCATCGCGTTGGCTCTTATACGCTTGGGGGTGAGAGTTATCTAAAATCAGACTATTTGAGCAATTCAATATAACTTGGAATATATCAGTATACCAGTTATATTCAATCTGTCTGGTTTCATAATAATTTCTTAATAACTTAAAGATTGACATTCCGCCGCATTCTGTATAACAATAGAACATATGCGAATCTTTATAATAATAGAGCTTATATGAAGCCTCGTCCGCGTCTACGTTATGGCAGATTGTCTTACATAAAATGTAATCCTGCTTATCAATAGGCTGGGCGCCGAGTTTTTCCATAAGTCGAAAGACATCTTCATCTTTAAGTTGTTCGATTATTTCTTTATAATCTATCACAATTCATTCCTTTCGCCCGGTACCAGCATTTCACGTTCAGAAATTTCTTTATCGATTGTATCTCTTAATTTATATAAATCTTTTAATGGTAGCTCAATTACATCAATACCTTCTGCAAGAAAAATAAAGCGCTCTTCAGGATTTTTTGCTTGAAATGTTTCGCGCATTACTCGTAACGAAAAGGCATCCATATCTTTTGGAAATCTTATTATTACCATTTTCTTTCTCCTTATTCAAGTTCATTTATAATCTTTAACTGTTCAATCAATTCGCTCATATTTTCTTTTTCCCAACAATCCTGATACTTAAAATCTGTACCAACTGTAACTGGTTCTAATCTAGAGTTAGTCGCAAACAAATCAATTTTTCTCAAATTTCCGAGATTCGCATCACTCCAAATTCTCAACTGATTCCATTCACCACTTCTAACCTTATATACATCAGTTACAATAGTTGGTTCAGCTACAAGACCTTCGTTACGGAAGAAGTCAAGTTCTTCTTTTGTCGGGCGCGACATAATAACACCAATATCTGCCTTGTTGATGATAGAACGGCTACCAGCAAGTGAGGCCTCATTCTTAATATTACTATTATCATCGCCTTTTGCGTTTAACTGTGTTGAACTCATCATAAATACATTAAGCTCAACTGCCAAATCTTTCAAAGCAGTTGAGAAGTTAAGTAATACTTCATCATTTCTAAGATTAAATCCCTTAAACTCATTTAATAATGAAGGACTAATATGAATATAGTCAAAGAATACATACTCAATATCGTGTAACATTACATTTTCACGAATGATTGTTTTTGCGAGTTCAATAGTCGGATTCGGCATACGAACAATATGCATATTATCCTGATACTGTTCCATTACCCATAATGCTTGTCTAATGATTTGAGCTTCCTTATCTGTGAATCCACCATATCTGAACTTTGTTTCATTAAATCCAGTCAAATATGCAAGAACCATTCTCTGAATTTCTTTAGCTGTCTGCTCTGTTGTGATGACAAGAGTTCTCTTACAATTTCCTTCCTGAATCCACTTACCTTTTGTTTCATCATATCTAAAAGGAAACGCGAGATAACAAGCATCTCCAACCGCCTGACGAGTTTTACCAGTACCAGAACCAGCAGACCTTAATACAAAAATTCCTCTTCTCGCGCCGGCACATATCTCATTAAAGATTTCACCTTGAAGTGGCGCGCCAATATCTGCTCTTTCATTTGCATCTTCAATAATTGATTGAATGTCATCAAATACATTTATAGTTTCAGTTGTATCGTTCTGAATAAAGTTGCGCTCGATACCAAGAAGTTTTTTCTTAATTCCGTCAATAATATCAGTTATTTCAAGAGTTTCAAACTTCTCATTTATCTCTAATGCCTTTGTGCTTAAAGCATCTTCGACATAGAACTCACTAATATCAATTCCTTTATCCTTAAAAGACTGAAGAAGATTAAATTTCTTTAATTTCTTATAATAATAAGGGAAGTTCTCTTCTGCGGTTAAATAATCCGCATCCTGAAGATACTCGATACCTTTTTGCTGTTTGAAGATAAGAGATGCACTTTCATTTGTTCTCAAATAGTTCTCTACATCAATAGGCTGGATACGAGTCGCGCCATTACGATACAAACTGTCAATCGCAACAAACACATACTTATCAAGTTTATAATAAAAATCATCAGGTGTAAGGTTATATTTATCTGTTTCACTTAAGTATTGAGGGTGCCTCATTAAAGCACCAAAGATTTGAAGGATTGTACTTTTATCAACCATTTATTCTTCTCCTTCAATATTTTCCAAAGACCATTTTGTTTTGGGTTTTGTTTGCTTTGCTCTCTGTATATATTGCACAGGGCGCGCCTCTCTTTCTTTTATCTGTTTGATAATAGCATCGAGAGTTCCTGTCTTCTTATTCTCTAAGTCTACCCAATACTGTGCTGAATCATTATATATATTCGGCACGATACCAATTCCACCCAGAGCCTTCTCTGGATTGCCCTTTAAGACATCATAATAATACCGAACTGCAAAGTAAATTCCCTTTGGAGTCATTTTCTTTTCTGGCTTAATAAAAATCTTCCATTGACTATCTAACTTTCTAAAGTCTATCGTCATTTTTACATCACGATAAAGATAATCAATTAACGACTCGCGCCAGAACTCTTCATCTGTTACATTTGAGTTTACGGATTGCTTATTTTTAACCCACTCATTATAACAAGAAGAATGGTAGTAACTGCGCTGCCCAACAAGAATCCAATTCTCTTTTGGAATTTTATCTGTGTCGAACTGTTCTTTACATAAACGACATTTTACTACGTGCGACATATTTTCCCCTTTCAGACTTTTTTCCTATTTATATTATAACAAAAATTTCTGAAAATGTCAAATTTAAAATAGAGGAGTATAGATTACTCCATACTCCCCTATTCTTATATATGAACCGCCCGCGATTGACGGATTATTACATATCGCGCATTTCTGCGACAACTAATGCTAACAAGTCTACTTGGTCTTCTGTAAACTCTGAAAGCTTCATCTTGTGGCCCATAATAATTTCAACCTTTTTCAAGATTGTGTTAGCAACTTCTTCACTAGCGTCATCGCCAGTACCTACTAACTTAACCCAAAGTTCCTTAGCTTCCTTCATCAAGTCGCTAAAACTTGCTCTTTCTTCAGTAGTTCTTTCAATCTTGTCAACTACTGTCGCGCCATTTGCTTCTTCGGCTTCAATCGCTCTAGCGAGAGCATCAACGAATTCATTATATCCAAACTTAATCTTTGGCTCGAGGTATCTGAAACGGCTACCAGCCTGAACCTCTTTTGTGGCGCGAGTCTGAATCCAACGCTCACTCTCACCTTTCTCATTCCAAGTCTGAGTGATAACACCAATAATATCTACAAGACCATTTACAATCTTAAGACATCTATTGTTAAGGTCAGGCTTAGAACCAGTTACATTACCATTCTCGTCGGTGCTTTCCTTGAGGTGGCAAGTCATAATGAGACCATAACCGAGCATTGTAATCTTACGAAGTGAATTCTCAAATTCCTTTGATAAAGCATTATAACCGCCACCAAAAGGAATATCACCAATTTTCTGCTTACCCTCTTGAGCGCAGATATACTTTTCGCAAGCATCATAAGCGATGCCAACTGTATCAATACAGATTGTAGAGAACTTAGCCTTAACTTCAGGCTTTTCTAACTGGCGTAAAACTACCTTAAAGTCACTCCACTTTTCAATCGGCTGAACCATAGCGCCGGGGCGCGCGTTAGTACCCATTTCGAACGCAAGAATCAATGCGTCGGGCGCCATAGAACAGAATTCTGTCTTACCGATTTTAGGCTGACCTGCAAGGAGAATGTACTTCTCCCTGAGGTCTTTAGAAATGACACTAGGCTGAAGGCTTAATAAATCAATAGCCATTAGTCATTCCTCCTATTAGAAACCGAGGTCCTGCTTACCCTTTGTAGAGTTCTGGATAGGAGCCTTCTTAGCCTTTGAATCCTCACCGCTAAGCATCTTCTCGTGTCTTTCCTTACGAGCTGCAATACCAGCCTTGATTGCATCTACATCGAAAGCGAAATCGCCGTCAAGGGGAGCCTGTGAACCACCAGTAATGATGAACTCACTAATATTGATTGTGTGAACGGACTCGAGAGCTTCACCGAAGCCAACTTCCTGCTTTGTGGTCTCTGTACGAGATGTGAAGTTCAAACGACCATTAGCCTTGAATGTATCACCAACTGTCCAATACTGCTCGATAGCATCGATGACGCTTTCGGATGTAGCAGTAAGAGGAACGATATCTACATTCATAACCTCTGCGTTAGGTGAAGTGTACTGAGGTACTACTACTTCAACAATGTACTTAGAACCTTCGCCCTCGTTCTCAACATAATACTTCTTGCCTACTGAGAACTCAAGAGTGAAGTTAGCCTGAGGCTTGAACTCACCAGTAGCCTTGCTGATGAATGAAGCGTTGATACGAGGAACGCTCTTAATCTTTCTATCCTGTCCGACAAAGTCGTTCATTCTAATTGAACCATTAGTGATACGAATCTTGTCAGCTGTGTTCTTATCGCCTGTCATAGCGATAGACTTAAATTCCTTATAAACTGTTTCGATAGACTCATAAGAAGGATTAATCTTACCTGCCTTAGTCATCTTCGGAGCAAATACATATACAGGAACCTCAAGGTCTGTCTCCACACCATTGATTACCTGATTAACGAGAACCTTGATGTTACCGCCGAGGTATTCTACATCAGTGCCTTCTCTGTTGTATGAACCATGCTTTAAATCAATTTCTGAAAGGATTCCTTCAATCTTTACTCTGTTTTCTGCTTGTCTAAACATAATTTTCTCCCATGTTTTTGTTAAATAGATTTTTTCTCGGGTTGTTGTAAAAGGGTATTAGCATAGTGCTAATACCCATTTTACTATTAGGTTGAGTAAGAATTACTCAGCGTCGCCCTCGGGCTGAACGAATGCCTGACCAGCTTCAGTAAGATTTACGATAGTAATCTTCTTGCCGTCCTCAGTCTTTCCGCCGTCCTCACGAACTGCAAGACCGTTCTTTACGAGAGAGTTAACACAACCTGTAACGGAAGCAATCTTCTCGAGACCAAGACCTTCCTGAATTTCAGAAGTCTTTACTGAACCGCCATTGTCCTTGATGTAGTTAAAAACTGCCAATGTCTTCTCTGCCAACTTAATGTCTGCCATATTTTCTCCTCATCCGCCTTCTTTTTCCTTTTTAGTTTATTTTTTTGTTTTGGTTGGGCGGCCAACTTTTTTCGAAAGTCTTTCTTAACTTTCTATATATATTATAACAAAATTTTATAATATATTCAAATTTTATTTCTTTCCGTTGTCGAGGTTATCCACTATCATCATAATGAAGAATACGCAAAAGAGA